CGAACTCTATCATTACGGACGCCTTGGAATGAAGTGGTATCAGCATATTTTTGGCAAAGAGCAAGGACACGCTAAGTATGCTGAGAAAGGCATTAAAAAAAATAAGTTAGAACGTTCTGTGAATTCGTATAGTTATAAGAGTTTGAACAATAAAACATACCAAGGAGATCCAGTCATGGAGCGCGGTAAACAAGCTCTTGACAAGTACTATGCAGAAGGCGACACAAAATACAAAAAAAGTTGTTGACAATTTTGCAGAGGTTGCTGGCGCATATCGGTCAGAAGTAGAACGTGTAAATTCTGAAGAGTTCCGAAATAGTAATCCTTACGCCAGGTATATGGCTGATAGGGGCTACAGTGCAGAAGAGTACGAAAAGACGTTTATAGATTCAACGTTACTTAATGCATATCGCGTTAATGAATATGCTTTTGAGTATGACACGATGCGTAAGATTGATAAAGATGAACAATTTTCTAGCCTTACTTGGCCTGAGAAGCGCGATGTTTACAGTGCTATGACTAATTACATGTACGATGCTGCAGATACTAAAAAGATTAACCCTAATAAATATTCAGATCCAACCAGCGACGAATGCAACCTTGTTATAAACTATTTTAAGAAAAACACAAAGTTTAGTGATGACGATGCCTTTATAAATAAACAATATGACAGACTTATGAGCAATGCTCCAGATGATGTTAAAAAGGCTATCGAAAAGTATAATTTCTTTAACGCAACAGATCCAAGCATTCCGGATTGGGACGGAACTTATGGAAGATACTTGGATATATTAGACAACCTCGAAGCAAGTGGTAAAAATAAACAGGCTAGAGAAGAGCGTATACAGAAGGAGTCCAAAACGTTAGAAAAACAGACTAATAACACGCAAGAGCTTAACACTGATAATAAATTAGAAGGTTAACCAGAAAGGAGGTGTCGTCGTGGCATTGTCGAATACGGCAGTCCCGTACTACTACGGCAAGTTCAGAGATTCTGTTATACGCGGCGACATCCCCGTAAACAGAGAGATTTCAATGGAGATGAATCGAATAGACGCTCTCATCGAGAATCCACGCTATTTTTATGATGACCAGGCAATTAACGGTTGGGTGAAATTCTGTGAGAACGAGCTAACCCTTACAGACGGTACAGATTTGACTCTCCTGGACACGTTCAAACTTTGGGGCGAGCAGGTCTTCGGTTGGTATTACTTTGTTGAACGTACAGTGTATAAGCGTAACGAAGACGGACACGGCGGTCACTACGTCAAACGTCGATTCAAGAAACGTTTGGTCAATAGACAGTATTTGATCGTTGGTCGAGGGGCGGCTAAGTCTCTTTACGACACCTGTATTCAGGCATATTTTCATTGTGTCGATACTTCGACAACTCACCAAGTCACGACTGCGCCAACCATGCGACAGGCCGAGGAAGTGATGCAACCATTCAGGACAGCTATCACCAGATCTCGTGGTTCATATTTCAAGTTCTTAACTATGGGTTCAATTAATAATACTACCGGTAATCGCTCGGAACGGGTGAAGTTGGCTTCAACTAAAAAGGGGATTGAAAACTTTATAACGGGGTCTCTCTTAGAGATTCGCCCGATGTCTATAGATAAGCTGCAAGGGCTTAGACTTAAGTGTGCCACCGTCGATGAATGGCTGTCAGGCGATATTCGTGAGGACGTTGTTGGTGCTCTTGAACAATCGGCATCTAAGGGTAACTTACCGGATTACTTGATCGTGGCCACCAGCTCGGAAGGTACGGTTCGTAATGGTTCTGGCGATGACATCAAGATGGAGTTGATGTCAATTCTGAAGGGTGAGTATAAGAATGATCATGTGTCGATCTGGTGGTATAAGCTTGATTCAATTGACGAGGTCGGTAATCCAGCGATGTGGCTTAAAGCTAATCCAAACCTTGGTCTGACTGTTGATTACGAAGTTTACCAGCAGGAGGTCGAGAGGGCAGAGAACGTACCGAGTCAGCGTAATGACATTCTTGCAAAGAGATTCGGCCTACCAATGGAAGGTTTCACCTACTTCTTTACCTATGACGAGACAATCCCATTCCAGCATAGAGATTACTGGGGCATGCCTTGTGCTATGGGGGCTGACTTGTCTCAGGGTGATGACTTCAACTCCTTCACGTTCATCTTCCCATTACACAATGGCTGTTATGGGATAAGATCCAGGAACTATGTCTCAGAGGCGACTATGATGAAGCTCCCGTTGTCGCTCAGGACCAAGTACGACGAGTTCATCAACGAGGGTAGCCTGATCGTTATGCCCGGTACTATCCTAAATCAGATGGACGTGTTCGACGATCTAGATCGCTATATTTCTGAGTGTGAGTATGAAGTAATCTGTTTTGGTTACGATCCGTACAACTCACATGAATTCGTGGATCGCTGGGCTCATGAGAATGGGGCATTTGGCATTGTTAAGGTTATACAGGGTGCAAGAACGGAATCGGTGCCCCTGGGTGAACTCAAGAAGCTCGCAAGCCAGAGAGCGCTATATTTTGATGAACAGATTATGTCGTTTGCCATGGGCAACTGTATAACCCTAGAAGACACAAATGGTAATCGCAAACTGTTCAAGAAACGTAGGGAGGCAAAGATCGACCCTGTGGCAGCTATGATGGACGGATGGTATGCATACAAACAGAATTTGGAGGCTTTTGAATGAGAAGGAATTCTGCAAATGACCACATCGCCCATCACGGTGTAAAAGGGATGAAGTGGGGCATACGACGTTATCAGTATGCAGATGGATCACTTACTCCTTTGGGGCGAAGTCATTACTACGGTACAAACTCTTTTGACGATCTAATACGTTCAACAGTTTCATCCATAACCACTCGCGATACTAAGCTTGGCGAGACGGTTATGGATGATTTCATTTCAAAAGGAACTACTCTTTCCAGAATTCAAGCGACAGATAAGTTAGACAAACAGTACGCTTTCTTTGCAACGTATAAGAAATCCGATGTAGACATGTACACTGGATTGTTTGGTAAGAATCTCGTGAATCGAGCAAACGCAGCAGCAAGGCATGCTGAACGCAAAGCAGCTAATTCGGATGATGCAGCACTTAAAGAAGAGGCTGCAAAGGCCAGAGAATACGCGGACAAACTAGCTGTGTATAAGCTGGACATCAAATCAACCGATAAGATTAAGATTCCGTCTACCGAGAATGCTGCAGACATCACAGGTAAGCTTTGCAAAGACTCAACATTTAAAGAGAACTTGTCTTTTTCGATCTCAGATTCAAAATCAAAGATGAGACGTCCTCAGCAGCAGGAACTTTTCGCTAAAGCTGAGTCTATTCTTAACAAAACGGGCGAATTGTCATCTAAAGATAAGAAGATCTTATACAAAGCTTTGAATCTGACTTTGACTAACCATAATGAAGCCGAGAACAGACTCCAAGATCAGTTCTATGCAGAGCTTAAGAAGAAGGGTTATAGCGCTATTGTTGACATTAACGACCAGCAATTCAGCTCATATCATGCTAAGAGACCGGTGATTGTCTTTGACGCTGCTAAAGTTGATTTGCAGGCGGCTACGCATATGTCTAATGATGAAATTGACTCGCTATATTCTGTGGAGAATGCTAAACGAATAGCAAGAGATGTTCCTAATCAGGTAATGACTGCTGTCAAATCCTATTCGAATGCTACTGTGTCACAGGCTCGAAACTACGTACAGCGTAATACTAATCAATGGTTGAATAAATGAGGGGGTGAGCCCATTTGATGGACGATCAGAGATTCGATGATCTCGTTGCAACTGGCGACGATTTCATAGAACATTACGGACGCCTTGGAATGAAGTGGTATCAGCATATATTTGGCGAAGAACAAGGACACGCCAAATATGCTAACAAGAGTGAGGCGAAGAATAAGGCGTTAGCGGCAAAGCAGGGTAAGTTTGAGAATAGCGGTAACTCAGCTAAAAAGAAGTCTAAGAAACAGCTTAAAGAAGAAGCTGAGGCAGAGAGATACAAAAAAGATGCCAAAGCTGCTTATGACGAAGATGTAAAGAAACTGAACGATAGAGCTGACCGTATTAGCATGATTTCTGGCGCTGCAGGTGGTATCCTTGGGGGTGTGCCTGTAGCTGTGGCTGCTGGGGTAAAAGCAAATAAAAAAGCAGCAAAACTTAGAGAAAAGTACGGCCTTAATGCAGAAGGTTATTCAAAAGAAGATCTGAAGAAAGGTCGGGTTGACGCTGATAAGTATGTTTCTGAAGTAGAGAATTACAATAAAGAGTTTAAAAAAGCGCAGAGTAAGCTGTCATTTAATCCGAATAAACATCTTCAGAAAGGTGTTGATAGTGTTAATAAAGCTAATGAACATCTTAAGCGTCTAGATGAGTCGTTAGGATATGATAGAAAATACGCGGCTGCCAAAGAAAAGATGATCAGAGCGGAAAACAATTATCGCAATTCAAATGAATATTATAAGGAAGATCAAACGGCAAAAGGTACTTCTGGTAAGGAAACAAAGACTCTTAAACGACTTTCTGACGCATATGAAAGCGCTAAAAAAGCCTATACTAAAGAGGCAGAGCGCGTAGTTAGGGATACCATTAAATCTAGTTACGATGACGTAAAGAAGAAGGACAAAGCTGCTATCAGTAAAGGACAGAGAATCGTAGATGCCTTGGTTTCTAAGAATGATGGTGCTAGCTATTCTCAGGAATATGGTAAGACACTCAAGTCTGAATCCAGCAGGAACACACGTATCAAATCGTCTCACAATACTCTTGAGAAGTACTTCAAGCAACAGGCGTCTAAAGGTACCTCCAGACAGGAAGCAATCAATAGCATGCCTAAGAATGTTCGGGAAGCTTATAACGTAGCTAACTATTACGATGAAGACGGTGCCTGGTATGTATTAGATAAGGCTTACCGTTCAAAATAAGAGAGAAGTTGGAATGAAGACCTATGAACATAATGATGTTAAGGGATTTGATTATGAAGAGAGAAAAATGATGAAATACATCGCTCATCATGGTGTAAAAGGGATGAAGTGGGGCATACGACGTTATCAGAATTATGACGGCTCTTACACCGAGTTGGGACAAAAACGGTACAATATTCAAACCGCTTCTAGAACAAAAAAAAATGTTGATGAAATCATAAATTCTTTAAGTATTAAGGATAAGAAGTTATTGAATATTAAAGAGGGTGATGAATACTTATCAGTACAGCAAGGTGAATACGTTGTAAAGCGTTTCCTACAAAAGTATGGTGATACCCCAGTCGCGTTTCTTGATCTATTAGATTCTGGCAATGGTAAGCTTGATGTCGTTATAGCAACACGATCAGGGAATCAGTATCGCGGAAAAGGCTATGGTAAGAAACTTGCAAATGATGCTGTTAAATGGCTAGATAAGAATCAGAATAAATGGAATTCAGTAGAATGGTCATATCAAAAAGGAAATGTTGCTTCTGAGAAAACGGCAAAAGCTGCAGGTTTTAAGAAGAATTATTATAAGTCCAAAACAGATAAAGATTGGGATGTGTATGAATACAAAAAGAAAAAGTAATGGAGGTACCCAATAATGGGTTTTCTAACACAAATTAAACATGGATGGGACGCCTTCTTAGGGCGAGATCCGACACCTTACTATGGTGGAGACCATGGTAATGGAACCGGTTATCGAACTAACCGAGTACGGTTCTCAAGAGGAAATGAGCGCTCCATTGTCTCTGCTGTTTACAATAGAATTTCGATGGACGCAGCAGCGATAGATCTTAAACATGTTAACGCTAACGAAAACGGAGATTTCGTATCAGAGCGTGATTCAGCCCTTAACAACTGTCTGCGGGTAGAAGCTAACCTGGATCAGACTGCAAGAAACTTCATACAAGATGTGGTCATGTCAATGCTGGACGAAGGTGTGGTAGCTATCGTTCCGACTGTGACAACTACGTTCCCTAAGAACCCAGGCGCTTTCGACATAGAAGAGATGCGCGTGGGTAAAATTTTGCAGTGGTATCCGGAGTCGGTTCTTGTAGATATTTACAATCCGCATACCGGGCAGCACGAGAATCGTGAGTTTATGAAGCGTTTTATCGGTATTGTCGAGAATCCTTTCTACGCTGTCATGAACGAACCCAATTCTACTCTAAAACGATTGATCCGTAAGTTAGCGATTCTTGATAACGTCGATGAACAGAAAGGCGCCGGCAAACTGGATCTGATTATTCAGTTGCCATACGTCATCAAAACCCAGGCCAGGAGAACCCAGGCAGAGAATCGGCGTAAAGACATTGAAACACAGCTTGAAGGTTCGAAGTACGGTATTGCTTATACCGATGGTACAGAGCGAGTAACTCAGCTTAATCGGTCGATAGATAACACACTACAAACACAAGTCGAATCACTCAAAGCACAGTTTTACACACAGCTCTCTATTACAGAGAATGTCATGAACGGTACTGCGAGTGAGACCGAGATGCAGAATTACTACACTCGTACTATCGAACCTATCGTTTCGGCGATTACTGATGAAATGACACGCAAATTCTTAACCAAAACCGCACGCAGTCAACATCAGGCAATCATGTTCTTCAGAGATCCATTCGAACTTGTTCCGGTCAGTGTTCTGTCCGACATTGGTGAGAGATTCACCAGAAACGAGATTCTGTCATCCAATGAAGTCAGAGCAATCATTGGTTACAAGCCAGTTGAGACTGAGAGAGCGAATTCTCTTGAGAACAAGAACATTAAACAACCTGGAACTCTCCCACAGCCAGAAGGTAACGAGGAAGAAACGCAGCCAGAAGAAACCACGAGTGAAGAAGACGCCATTGTTGATTCTCTGGTATCGACATAACGGAGACATACAGCCCGTAATGTTCAGAGATGGTGTTTCGCTTAGCTAAACAAGAAAGGAATTTCAAAATGGGTAAAAAAGCCTCGTATGATTTTAGTGGGTGGGCAGCAACAACCAATGTAGAATGCACAGACCACACTATCATTCGGCCAGGGGCGTTTGCTCATCAGGATGGGCATGATGTAACGATGGTATGGCAGCATAACCATGGTGACATCAGCAATGTTCTTGGCCATGCAATCTTAAAAGACCGTGGAGAGAAGGGCACTTACATGTATGGGTTCCTGAATAAAGATACTGAGCAGGGACGTAATGCAAAGGCCATGATCGAGCATGGTGACATTAAAGGCATTTCAATTTATGCTAACCAGCTTCAGCGTCGTGGTAAAGAGATTTTGCACGGCGACATCAAAGAAGTAAGTCTTGTACTCGCTACGGCAGACCCTGGTGCGTACATTGACTACGTTGCTCACTCCGAGAATGGGCAAATTGTACACTGCTCTGCAGAACAGGCGGAAGGAGCATGCATCTTTAATAACGCACAACTTATGCTGGCACACTCAGACGAGGAGGAAGACGATATGGGTGACTATTACGACGATGACGAAGACGAGCTGTATCACGCGGATGATGACGGAGACGAAGGTGAGTCCGGTGGTGGCGAAGAGACGGTTGGCGACATCGTTAACTCGATGAACGAGAAACAGGCAACTGTTCTTAAGGCACTTGTTGGCAAGGCTTACGAGAAGGGTAGAGCTGAGGCTGGTGGAAAGGCTTCCAATCAGGAAGACAATGACGACGATGAAGGAGATGAAAAGATGAAGCATGATGTGTTTGACTCTAACGATATGAGAACTGGCGCTGCTCTTTCTCATTCGGACCTTAACGAACTGTGCCGTGCAGCTTTCGAGGATACTCGCAATTACGGTGGTTCTTTCCATGATGCGTTCGTAGCACACGCCGACCAGGATTACGGTATCGGTAACATCGACCTGCTGTTCCCGGATGCCAAAGCTATCAATAACACTCCGGAATTCATCAAGAGAGAAACCGAGTGGGTTGCTGGCGTCATGAGCGGAACCAAGCATGTGCCGTATACCCGGATTAAGTCCCTGTTTGCTGACATCACGGCTGACGAAGCTCGGGCAAGAGGTTACATCAAGGGTAACAAGAAGATTGAGGAATTCTTCGCTCTGGCGAAGCGTGAGACTACTCCGCAGACGATTTACAAGAAACAGAAACTGGATCGCGATGATATCCTGGACGTTACCACAATTGATGTCGTCAATTGGTTGTGGTCTGAGATGCGGCTTATGCTGAACGAGGAACTTGCTCGGGCGTTCCTGATTGGTGATGGTAGAACTGTTGGTACTCAGGATAAGATCTCTGAAGATCACATCCGTCCGATTGTCAGTGACGCTGAACTGTTCATGGTCGCCGAAGCTCTGACTTCTGCTGCTTCCGAGAATGCCGCCACGATGGTCGAGGAGATTTCTAAGAAGCACAAGAATTACAAGGGAACCGGTTCGCCGACTTTCTTCACTACTGTTGATCAGCATACCAACATGCTGTGGATCAAGGATCTGAACGGTCGCAGAATCTACGAGTCTGATGAGCAGCTTTGCTCTGCACTGCGAGTCAGCAAGATCGTCGAGGTTCCGGTCATGGAGAGCTTCACCAAGACGTTCTCCGGAAGAACAGACATCGCTGACGGCACCTATACCCTGGCTGGTATCAAGGTCAATCTGTCTGACTACGCTGTCGGTACGGATAAGGGTGGCGAGATCAACTCCTTCGATGACTTCGACATTGATTACAACCAGTATAAGTATCTGCTTGAAACCAGATGCTCTGGCTGCCTGGTCAAGTATCATGCTGCACAGACCTTCTGGCTGCCGAGCGCAACCGCCGCGTCTTCGACTGACGAGGATGCCGAGGGTTAAACTTCTCGGTAATTTCAAAATGAATGGAAAAAGGTGATGAAATGGCTAAGTATGCTGGAAAGATCGGGTTTGTAGAGACAATTGAGACTCGACCCGGAGTCTGGGAAGAGAAAGTCGTTGCCGAACCTGAGTATTACGGCGACATTCTTCGACAATCAAGGATGTGGCAGGGTTCAGAGAATCTTAACGACGACCTGAATGTGAGCAACCAGATCAGTATTGTGGCGGATCCTTACGCATTTCATCACTTTCATTCGATGCGCTATATTTATTGGTTTGGAACGCGTTGGAAGATTAGCAATGTTGAGGTTAAGTTTCCCAGACTCATTCTAACATTGGGAGGTGTGTACAATGGGCAGCAGACTGGAACTGCATGAAGAACTCGTTGAAGTTCTCGGATCAAGGAATGTGTACTTTCAACCTCCGGAGTCTGTGAAGCTTCAGTATCCGTGCATTGTCTATCGACAGGGATCCGGTAAAGCATTCCGCGCAAACGATCGTCTGTACAATCATGTGAAATCGTATGAACTTACGTACGTCACAACTGATCCTGATACAGATGTTCCATTCAAACTGTTATCTAAGTTTCAATTGATTGATTTCAATCGGTTCTATGTCGCCGATAATCTCAATCACTATTCACTCACACTATATTTTTAGGAGGACAACTCTATGTCTAAACTTGTATGGGATGAAACTGGCGCACGTCTCTATGAGACTGGTGACAAAAAAGGCGTACTGTTCCCGTGGGATACCACTACAAAGACCTATGGCGCTGGCGTTGCCTGGAATGGTCTGACGGCTGTGTCCGAGAGTCCGTCTGGCGCTGAAGAGACCGCTCTGTACGCGGATGACATTAAGTATCTGTCTCTTCGTTCTAACGAGGAGTTCGGTTACACGATCGAAGCTTACACCTATCCGGACGAGTGGGCGGAGTGTGACGGCTCTGCGTTCCTTGCGTCTGGTGTGAAGATCGGTCAGCAGAAGCGTAAGATCTTCGGCTTCTCCTTCGTCAGTACGATCGGTAATGACACCGAGGGTAACGACTATGGATACAAGATTCATCTGATCTACAACTCTACGGCGTCTCCGTCTGAGAGATCTTATGCAACCATCAACGATTCTCCGGAAGCGATTACCTTCTCTTGGGAGGTTACGACGACTCCGATTGCGATCGAGGGCTTTAAGCCGTCTTCTGAGATTACGATTGACTCCACCGCGGTTGACGCTGAGGCTCTGGCTAAACTGGAGACGATCCTGTACGGCTCTGACGATGCTGAGCCGAGACTTCCGCTCCCGGAAGAAGTCATCGAGATCTTCACACCGGCCGCAGGCTGAACAACTGAATAAGGTATCTATTGGAGGGGCTGCTTCGGCAGCCTCTTTAAAAAAAGGAGGAATAACTAATGCTTAAGAAAACTATTACTTACACTGACTACGATGGAAATCAGAGAACTGAAGATCTGTACTTCAACCTTAACAAGGCGGAGATCGCCGAGCTGGAGCTTGAAACCCCTGGCGGTCTGAGCAAGAAACTGGAAGACATTGTGGCCGAGAAGGATTCTGGAGCCATGGTTAAGGTTTTCAAGGATCTGATTCTCAGGTCTTACGGCAAGAAGTCTGCGGATGGTCGGCAGTTCATCAAGAATAAGGAATTGGTTGATGAGTTTAAGCAGACTGAAGCGTTCTCCGAACTGTTCATGGAGCTGGCTTCGGATCCGGATGCGGCTACTGCCTTCGTTAACGGGATCATTCCGAAGGATCTGCAGGACGCTGCTAACGATGCAATTAAGAGCGGAAAAGCACCGGTCCTGGCACCGGTTGGTTAATAGAAAGGAGGGAGTGGAATGCTTCGAATTGTAGTGCCTGCCGTTGAGAAATTCGACGAAGAGCGGAATGAGTTCATTCAGACAAAAGAACAGGTCCTTCAGTTGGAGCATTCTCTCGTCTCAATTTCAAAATGGGAAGCAAAATGGAGGAAACCATTCCTCGTACAAGACGAAAAGTCGATTGAAGAGACGTTAGACTACATCAGATGTATGACCATCACGCAGAATGTGGATCCGAACGTCTATAGCAATCTTTCACGGCAGAACCTTAAAGACATTGACGAGTACATAAAAGCCCCAATGACCGCTACATGGTTCAGTGATGCCAATGGTAACAAAAAGAAGGGCCGAAAGAACGGCGAAGTTATTACTGCTGAGATCATCTACTACTGGATGTTCGCTTCGGGGATTCCGATCGACTGTCAGAAGTGGCATCTGAATCGTTTACTCACTTTGATCGAGGTATTTGAAAAGAAGAGCGAGAAGCCGAAGAAGATGTCCCAGAAAGAGATTTACAGCAAGAATCATGCTCTTAATGCGGCTCGTCGGAAAGCACACGGTACTAAGGGGTGATCTTATGGTTAAAGCCGAAGTGAAAGGTGGCTTTTCCAAAACACTTGGGCGTCTTGATAGCATGAGGAAGCGTAAGCAAAAAAAACTTCCTCAGATACTTGATAAGTACGGAAAGAAAGGGGTAGAGGCTTTGGCTGCAGCTACCCCTGTTGATACAGGTTTAACAGCAGCTTCGTGGGGGTATACTGTTACAATCACGGAGAATTCAGCGGAGCTTGCCTGGTATAACACGAACGTAAAACAGTACGTTAACATTGCTTTAATTATTCAAATGGGCCATGGTACACGTGGTGGTACATGGGTCGAAGGTAGAGACTACATCAACCCTGCTATTAAACCTATATTTGAAGAGATGGCTAGAGAATTGTGGAAGGAGGTGACGGCATGAGCACTAACATTGACGAAAGTATAGTACGTGTAAAATTTGAGAATGAAGGCTTCGACAAGAAGATTGAAGATAGCATTGAGTCGATAAACAAGTTTAAAGACAGTCTTAATCTGGAAAAGTCTGCAGATAGTCTCAAAGGTATTCAGAAGCAAGTTGATCAAATGGACTTCACTAAGCTGATGAACAACGTTGAAGAACTTAACAAGAAGTTCTCGGTAACCGGTATCGCAGCTCAGGAAGTAATTAGACGCGTTAGCAATAGTGCGATGAATGCCGTCAGCAACGTCTACAAGAGCACTCTTGGTAAAATTGGACCTACTGCTATTTGGAATCAGATTATGACCGGCGGTAAGTCCAGAGCATTGAAGTTGGAACATGCTAACTTCATGCTTGAAGGTATCTACAAGAACACCGAAAAAGTCGAAGCTGCTTTAAAGAGTGCTAACGATGCTGTTACCGGTACGGCTTATGGTTTAGATGCTGCTGCTAACGCTGCAGCTCAGTTCGCTGCTTCCGGTATGGAAGGCGGCGACGAAATGACTTCTGCTTTGAAGGGCATTTCGGGCGTTGCTTCCATGACAAGTTCAGAGTTTGAAGACATAGCTAGAATCTTTACTACAGTTTCTGGTAACGGTCGTCTTATGGGTGACCAATTACTTCAGCTTTCTGGCAGAGGTATCAACGCAGCAGCTGCTATTACCGACTTTTTCAATGGCGTTAGAGATGGTTCGATAGATCTTAAAGATGCCAATAGCGAAATTTCAGAAGCTAATGAAGAACTCATAAAATCTATTAAAACTTTGGATGGAGTTAGTGCTAGTGCTAAGCTTACAGAAGAAAACGTTCGAGACATGGTCTCTAAAGGCAAGATCAATTTCAAAATGTTCTATACAGCAATGGATCAAGCTTACGGAAAACAGGCTACTAAAGCTAATGAAACCTACACCGGTGCTATTTCGAATTTAAAAGCAGCTTTTTCCAGAATAGGTGCTAAATTCTGGACTCCGATGCTTACGAACATTAGAGATCTAGCTAATGCTGCCAGACCGTTAGTTAACGCGATTAACAACGCTATCACTCCATTCATTAATCTTATTAATGCAGCTACTCAGGCAGGCACCACGTTCATTGTTAATGTGCTGGAAAGAATGACTTCGGCAGTCGAAAAATTGGCTAAACCGATGTCAAACTTTACGACGCTCTTCGACTCGATCCTTGAGAATACGTCGGATACAATCAAAGATGCCGAAGGTAATGTCGTCGGTAGAGTTAATTCGTATTGGAAAGCCCTTACTTCTGCTTTTTCTCAGAGGGATAAGATTAAAGAAGCTACAGAGTATATGGCAGAACATGCCGATGATAAAACTCTTACCTTCGCGAAAGCCCTTGAAGCAGTTGGTGCGAGTTTCACCGCCGCCGGGGATGACGCTGAAAAAGCAGGGACTCAGATCGAAGAAACCCTTGTCGGCATTGGCGCGACTTCTGAGAAAACTGGTGAAGCCCTTACCGAATCGTTTACAGCGGCTAAAGAAGCTATAGAGAACATCCTTAGTTCGGAAAACAAGTATGGTAATGGTGACGAACGTATTGCGAATCTGGATAACGCTGGATTTAACGGACAGAAAATTCAGGATGCAGTTAATCTCGTAGTTAAATCTGGCTATTCTATTGAAGACGCGCTTAAAGAGGTTGGCTATACTGCTGAAGAAACGGGAGAGAAGATTGACGAAGCCCTGAATGGAGTTGAAGAGTCATCTGAAGAAGCAGAAAAGAAAGTCACAGCATCGTCTGATAAGATCAAGAAAGCTGTTGAAGAAATCTGGAAAGGCAATCTGGGTTCTGGTGATGAACGTAGAGCGCTGCTTGAATCTGATAAATGGGGGCTTGATCCTGATAAAGTTCAGGAAGTCGTCAATTACATGGACAAGTACAAAGTCTCTGTTGAAGAAGCAATGGAGGCTGTTGGCTATACTGTCGAAGAAACCGGTACTCAGATTGAAGAAACCCTGGTTGGTGTTGGCGCTACTACTCAGGCAGAAGGTGCGACTATTACTGAGAACGCCAAGACTATTAATGAGTCATTCGTAGCAATTGGCGATGATCTTAAAAATCTTGACTTCCGTGGTGCTTTTGATGAGTTCAGAAATTTCACTGTTCCTGCTGGTATCGAAAGACTTAAAGAGATAGCCGAGACGGTTGCGAAGGTGTTTGGTATTGAACTTCCTCGGTCTACGGAACGATCATTGGATCCTTTAGAAGATCTTGGCGATACGGTTGAGGGTGTTAGCGATAAGACACAATTCCTTGGAAAACCGTTGGTTTTCGTAACTCAACATCTCGAAAATCTTGGCATTAGCACCAAAGAGACCGGTAAACCGCTGGAGTTTCTCGCTAAGCAGCTCGGGGATTTAACAGGACCATCGGAGACATCTGGTGAAGCCCTTAACGTTCTTGCAAATAATATGGATTCAACCGGTGGATCTAGCGAGAGTCTGCTGACTAAGTTAATATCTTTTGTCACCAAACTTAGAGAGAGGCTTTCTAGTATTCGATCCAGTATCGCCGAGTTTGGTAAAAACATTTGGAATCTTGACTTTGATGCTGCTGGTAAACAAATCAAAGATGGTTTTAAAATATTACAAACTATAACTATTTCAAAAGTTGGCAAATTAAAGAATAAATTAGGTAAAGTCGGTGAAAAAATGAAAGATGTCTGGGCCGACATAGTAAGCTTTAACCACAAGTCTCTTGGTAATCGGCTTAAAACGGGCATCACAAGTATTTGGACAATAATTAAGACTAAGTTTTCTAGCGTTTCTGGTGGACTTAAGTCATTTAAAGATAATACGA